AGTCTTGGTCTTCTTCTCACCTGCTGGTGCTTGAGAAGTTCCAAAACCATATTCTTCAATACCTTGAGATTTTCTACGAGACTCAACACGAGTTTTAGTTCTGTTCTCAGCATCAATAATAGACTGTTGATATCGTTTTAGTGCTTGAAAAGTTGCTTCACTATCGTTGCGTCCATAGGCTGCAATCAACGCCTGAGCAAAACGCAGCACATCCTTGTCAGTTTGGACTCCTTTTTCAGCACTAACTTGTAAATTAACAGCCGTGTCAACTGATGATTTTAATGCTTCGTAAGCACGGCTTTCTGGAGTAGAATTACCAGCAGCGTTACGAGCAAGATATTCTGCATTCTTTAATGGTCCTAATTCTAACGACCTAATGCCTTTTTGATTTGGTGTTAAAGCTCGAATAGAAGAATCTAAGGCACTTCTCTGGGCAACATAGCTATCAATAGTTTCTAAATCTTTACCTTCGTCTTTTTGTAAACTTGCAGATAATGTTCTTGGTCCTTTTAACGATGCCGTTAATGCAGCAATGTCTCGACGACCTTCGGTCATAATTCTTGCTATTTCTTTTTGGTCAGCACCACGCTGAATTGCAGCATCTAATTGACCTTGAATTCTTTCACGAGCAATTAATAATTGGGTATCACGAGTTGCTTGTCTCTCGTCTATTTTAGTTCTAATTTCCAATGCTTTTTTAGCAAGTGCCTCAGCAATATCAGGACGACCAGCAGCAGCTGCCTGTTGTGCGCCTTTGGTCAGAGACTCAAGTTCTGTAAAGTCAACACCACCTAGTAACTGTTGTTGTTGAGACACACGCTGCACTGTAGGGCTTTGGTATCCAGCTAAACCACGCAATTCCTGTCCTGCAGCAGTGCCAAACATTCCAGATAGACCAGCTAAACCAGCAAAAGGATTCTGTGTGCCAGCAGCACCGCTAAAGCGCTTGTAGGCAGCTTCTTGCTGTGCTAACTTCTCTGCTTCTGCTGTTGCTAAAGTATTTGTAAACAAACCACCAACTAGACTTAATTCTTCTTTATCAAACATATCTGCCATGATTATTCCTTATGATAGCCAGTTGTTAATTGCATAGTTACCAGCTTGCTGTAAATAAGGACTTACACCAGTAAGCAGTCCTTGAGCTTGCCCTAACTGACCAGAAGCATTAGCCACATTACCGTATAGCTGTGTCTGAGCAGCTCCCTGTGTTCCAGTTAATCCATATAGTCCTGCTCTTGAACCTGCTGTAGCTACTTGCGTTCCTAATCCAGTACCTATTGTTAATGGCTGTTGTGCCATCGTCTCTAAGTTACCAGCCTGAGTAAATAGGTTTGTACCAGAAGCAATTCGCTGATTTAGTAGATTCTGAGCATAAGTAGGAGCGTTAGCTGCTAAAGTAGCGTCTTCTCGTGCAAGTGCGTTAAAATAAGCAGCCATCTCAGGGTTAGTCTGCATTAGACCGGGAGCGCTAGTAGTATAGCCCGCCGTTGTTCCACCAGTAGCTAAACCGCCTGTACCACGCTGGAATTGACGATTGCGTAACTGTGCAAACTGCTGCTCACGACTTGGTGCTAATAAGCCACGCTGTTGCTCAAGATATTGTTGTTGTAATGCAGTGGTGTCTGCAGTAGTTGGCAGTGCTTCAGCACCGAGAGTAAAGAGACGCTGACGCTGTGCAGCCACTTCGGGAGTAGCAGTGTATCCTGCTGATACTAGCTGTCCTGTTGTTGGGTCAAACTGAAACTGTGATTGACCAAAAGCAGTAGTAACACCAACTGGTCTAAATGTAGCAAACTGTTCTGCTCTGCGAGTAGCTTCTAACTGCTGTTGAGCTGATTGCTGTGAAGCAGCCTGAATTGCTCTACGAGCAGCGTCAGACAAGAAATAGTTAGCACCAGCACCGAGTAAACCACCTAAACCCGTATTTCCAGTCGCTCCGCCTTGTCCTGCTGGACGGCTACCGCCACCAAGTAATGATCTAACTGCTTGTGTTCCAAGCTGTTTAACAATATTTAATGCCGTGTTTGTATCCGTACCGTCCCGACTCGCAATCACAGCAGCAAGCTGAGTGTCGGACATATTTTCGTATGGGTTTGCTGGAGCTGCTCCTCCGTAGAAACCTCCATCTTGAGCTTCTACATCCCCTAAGTTTAATGGTGGATTAACAAACGCTAATCCAGCATCGGCATTATTACCGAATATGTCATAAAAATTCTCATCCATACCTGTATTCCCTGTAGTTATTCCTGCTGCTTGTAACTCCGCTTGTGTTAATGGTCTATTCGGTATAATATCACCGCTATTAATAGCATTTTGTAATGCTTGATAAGTAGGGTCAACACCAAAATCTGAAGTGACTCCTGAAGTATTACTTGCTACTACATTGCTTGGCACTGTTGATGGGGTCAATAAACCAGACCCATAATCTACTGCTGTATTAACACCTTGACCAATAGCTGCGTTTGTTGCACCTGTTAATAATCCTGTTACTGGGTCTCTTCCTGTGGCAGTGGCACCAATTGCACCTGAAGTAGCGCCACCAGCAACTTGTCCTGCTGCAGTAGATACTGCACTACCTGTACCAATCCCGGCATTCTGTGCTGCTAACATTGCTGTTTGTTGAGAACCAAGCTCAGTACCAAACTCTGCCATTGTTCCAATATAGTCACTAACTTCTACACCTGCAGCAGTTGCCGCAGCAGAAACGGCTGCTCTAAATGCTACATCTTCGATAGGTAATCCAGCATCAATTGCTTTAGCTGCAGTATAAGCAGGAATAGCATACAACGATGTTCCTCCAGTAGCCGGGGCTGCAGCAATCGCTGCCACTTTTACAATAGTACCTACAGGGTCTTGTAGTGCTGGCTGTAAGACATTCTGGTCAATAAATTCACCAGCATCGCCAAGCGCTCCTCCAACGACTTCTCCGACATCCGCAATGGCACCTCCAACGGCTTCTCCGACATCAGAGACCACATCAACAACTGCTTCAACGGCTCCGCCCATTTTAGTTTATCCTCACTGTCACTGTAAACATTTTACCTTTTTTCTTTTCTTCAATAGGTAAATTCATTTGTTGCAACATTTTTATTAATTTGTAATTTTCAGTTTCAATGAGAAGTTTTTTTACACCAGATTTCTTGACTGCATCAATACCGACCTTCATTGCGCCTAACAGCATATTAGGAGTATCTAGTGTGTACATATGCACTTCTAATACGCCGGGTTCTTTACGGATACCGACAAACACAGTATTGTTGTGTCTAACAACTACTGCTTTTTCTTGTTTAATCAACAAGGCTAAACCTTTTAAGAATTTGTCTTCTTGTTTGGTAAAGCCACCACGCTCTAGGTCTTTACGGATAATCTCCGTAGCAGACATCTGTTTGTCGATAATCTCTGCCATGATTAGTATGTACCGCCATCAACCGTGGCTGTGAATGTACCAGATACTGTTAAGTTAACGGCTGTTGCAGTGCCAGTCAAAGCAGGACTTGCTGAATCTGCCTTGGTTTGCACTGCTGTAGAGACAGCGTTAAACTCAGTATCAAATTCAGAACCACGAATAATCTTGTTAGTGTCTCCACTTGATAACGAATCTTTACTGGTAAAGTTAGTTGTTTTTGTATAATTTGACACGATTAAGCCGTCCTTCCTAATTTAATATATGTGTCTAGTTTTTGTACCGATACTGAATTACCATCAATATCGCACTCTAGTCCAATTTGTAACACTCGACCTGTTCCTGATGTTGGAACATCTAATTTAGTAATTACTATACCGCCAGCGTATTTTCCAATATTATACTCTGCAATACCAAATTCTGCAATGCTTAATTCATCTAAAGTTCTGACTTGTGATTCGTAACTACCTTCGTAATCAAAATCCCACTTAATCGCAACTGTTTGCGACGCACCGCCAATAATGTAAAAGTCAGCCTTTTTAAATATCTTTAGGGTTGTTGGTGTTTGATAATCAAAATAGTTGGTATAGTAAGACATTAAATAATCAACACCATTGTCTTGGTAGCCTGTGTACTTACCAACATAACCAGCTACACCTAGATAAACTTCTTTGTCTTTAGTTAAAGTAAAACTATGTGGAACTAAGCTAGTCCAAGTTGTAGTTCTTGCTGCACCATCTTGCATCATTACTCTAGTATCAAAACAATAAAGAATAGATTGTGATGGGAACGACAATAAATAAAACGCATCGGTTGGGCTGTAGACAGATTTAATCGTGTTTGCAACAGTGCCGTTTACACGACCAATCAAATCATCACGAACATTCTTTGACAAGTCTCTAAATGGTGCAGACTTCTCTTGAATTGTTCTGGTCAAAGACCGAACACCAGTATCTGACAAGAAGATAACATCCGAACCAGTTGTTTGTACAGAATCTCTTGCTACACAACCAATACCAGTAATAACATCAGACAATAGCATAATGGATGGGTCTTGTGCATTGCTGTAGACAACAATATGTCTAGTGCAAAATATAACAAAGAAACCATTGTGAGACGCTAAGGCAACAATAGGGTCTCCATCACCTACTACTTCAGATATATCTAAACGACCTGATGTTCCTGTTGTATAGTTAGTAGCGTCTAACAAATCACTAAAATATACAGTCTGTCTATCACCAGAAATATCTGCTACCCAAGTTCTACCGTATGCCGCAA